GTTGCCGCGCCCGCCTGAACCTTGTCCGCCAGCCATCACTCGGACCCCTTCTTCGGTTTCGTCCTACGCTGCTTTGCCTGCAATGTCATCTGCTCGCGTTTGGCTTCGGCGTCCCGCTCCTTGATGGCCATGTCGGAGCTATGCTTCTGCTGCGCGAAATGCGTGTCCAAGATGTGCTTCTGCACCGCAAGCTGCGCCTCGAGTTTCACCTTCTCGATCTCGATGTTCGCCTTCTGCTGCGCGATCATCATCTGCGCCTCGGCCTTGGCCTTGCCGACCGCGACGTCCGCCTGCATTTGCACCGCCTCAAGCGCGGTCTTGTGCTGGCTTTCCATCTGCTTGACCTGCGCGGTCATCTGCATCTTCTGCTGCTCGATGCCAGCCTTCATCTGCGCCATCTGCGCGTCGGTGGCGGCTTTCATCTGGTCGGATTGCTGCTTGGCTGCAAGCTTCCCTTGCTCGACCTGCATCGTGGCCTGACCCTTGATCTGCTCGATTTGCGCCTTGCCAGCGTTCGGGTCTGGCGGCGATGGCATCTCGGCCTCGGGCTTCGGCTGCACGAAATATCGATCCACGTCCTTCTTGTCGAGGAGGCGCACCAGATCGCGTGCCGAGTTGTAGAAATTGATCGGCTTCACCATCCCCATCATGCCGGCAGCGGCTTCGCGCTGGGCGTTGATCAGCACCAGCAGCTGCTGCATCTGCTCCGCCTTGCCGCCATGACCCAGCCCCACGTTCACCGTCATGTCGTTGCGGTCTTTCCAGTTCCGGGGATCGACCGTCACCCACTTGTTCCGCAACCGCAGCGTCATCTGCTGATCGCCGTTCTTGCGGATGGTCCGGTGCAGCAGCCACATCATGTCGGCGATGCCGGTCTCGGCGAACACCCGCGCCACCAGCTTCATCCGCGCCTGAGCGACATCGTAGAATTGCATGGCGGCGGTGGCGGTCTGATTGTTGAGCGCGTCAGCGTCCAAGCCTTGGCCCTGACGTGTAACGCCCGTGCGCCACTCTCTCGTGCTGTCCATGTACTGGAGCATCGGATAGATGCTGCCGGTGATGTCGGGATGCACGAACGGGTTCAGACCGCCGGGGGTCTTGGTGCGGACGATGCCGCCGGGGCGCGAGATCAGGAGATCATCTAGCGTGTTCTCGTTGGCGTTGCTTTCGGAGACTTCGACCCTCGGGTTGAGGGTGAGATAGATGTTATCGAGCAGCCCTCGTGTGAGAGCCGTTTTAATTCGTTGAATATCCATGACAAGGTCCGCTGCCGACCGACCACAGAGGCGATGCGTGACAATATACGGCGTGATGCACGCGAACGGGATGACGTCGACTTCTTCAATGTCCGGTACTCCTCCCTTGGTCAGGATCTTGGTTTCGTCTCCTGCGGTGGTGACCTTGTACAGGCAAGGCTTGCCGTCGCCCTTGTAGTCCATGCGGACGTAATGCTCGCACACCGACACGCGGCGCATGATCTTGTTGAGCTCGTCCGAGCCGCCGCCCTTCTGGCTGTCGTTGACGGTGTCCCGCGCAATGCTCCCGGATGACTGTGCGATGCCAGCTTCCTTCGGCAAATCGTCCAGCACGGTGCGATCGTAGCCCTGCGCCACCAACTCGCCGATGGATCGGCCGCCCTCAGGCTCGTGGTAGCAATACTCGCTGTCGCGGATGTTGACGGTGTTTCGGCTCCAGCCGAATTCGTTCGGCGGCACCGGCACCACGCAGTGGCGCTTCTGGTTGATCTTCTTCGTCACCTCGACATCGTAGGTTCCGGGCATCTCCGCGCTGGGGTTCAGCGCCGTGATGTCGAGTTCGGCGGCGTCCTTCTGCGCCAGCACCGCCAGCACGTCATCGGTGACGTTGTAATATTTCTCCTTCTCCTCGCGGCTCTCCAACTCGGTCCAGACCTTCACCGTCCCGAGCTTCTCGAGCAGCGCGTCCTTGATCATGGTGTAGATGATCAGGAAGCCATCGTTCTGCTGCATGAAGACATGGTTGGTGACATCGGTTTCCTGCTCCGCGGCTTCGATGTCGTCTGGTCCGACCGGATCGAACACCACGACCTCATCGCTGCCGCAGAAGATTTCCATCAGCGATGGCATCAGCCCTTCGATGGTGTCGGCGACGTCGGTCGAGACCGCTTGGCTGCGGCCCTCAGCTGCCTGAAGGTCGGGCATCTCGCCGTAGTAGTAGTCGAGCGCCTTCTCGCGGGACGATCCCAGCTTGCTTTCGGTGTTCGAAGACAGCGCATCTGCCTTCAGCGAGGCGAGCATCGCCTGAAGGTCGTCATCGGTCATCACGTCCTGCGGCGCTGGCTTGGGATCGCCACCTCCGCCGCTCGCTGGCATGTCATCGTAGGCCATCAGGCCACGCCTTGTGACGGGTATTTCAGCGTGCGGGTGAAATCGGTCTTGGAGATTTCGGACTTGTCGAGCGTCATGGCGAGATAACGGAAGGCATCCGCTCCATGGCTCGCCCAATCATGCACCGGGATGGGGCGAAGCGTGTTCAGCTTCGGATCAAACTCTGCCCGATATAGCTTCAGGCAGTCAATGCCCCTCTCACATTTGGCTCTATCGAACCAGCAGCGGTTGAGCAAAACCCTCGCCGCATTGATGCCGTCCTCAATTCTGTGCATCGGCGCGATCACGGGCATCTTCCGCAGCAGCTTCTCCAGTTGCTCCAGCCTGGTCTGCGCCACGCCGAGAATTTTCGCCTGCGCGTCATGCGGCACGATGTGGCCCGCGTAGATGTAAGGCTTCTCCATCACGATCTTGGCGTAGTGATCCAGCTCCGCGCCGGTCATCTCGTAATAATCGATCACATGGACTTGGCGTCCGATCACCTGCGCCCACCATATGGCAGTGCTGTCGGCCTTGCCCAGATCCCACGATGTCCAGACCTGCGCGGAACTGTCCCACGGCACCCCGGTGATGCGCTTCTCGTCCTCGAGCCTAGCCATCAGCTTGCCGTAGTAGGCGCCGCGCACCGCGGCCTCGAAGCTGCATTCGAATTCCTGCGCGTATTCCTCTTCCGACATCGTCCGGCGGGCGTCCTCGAGTTCGGCCTCGCTGATCAGCCCGGTCTTCGATGCCTTCAGCATCAGCTTGAACAGTTCGACGCCCTTCCACTGGCCTTGGCTCATCCATAGGTCGTAGAGACCGACGCGTCCCTTGGGCGTGCCGATGAAGGTTGCCCAGCCGTGCCGGTCGGCGAGCATCGGGCGGATGATCTCGCCCCACACTGCGGGACGCATGTCGGCGTACTCGTCGAGGATCACGCCATCGAGCCCGCCACCTCTCAATCGATCGGGATTGTCAGCACCGTATAATCGAACGCGGCTGCCGTTGAACAAGTCGACGTAAAGCTCGCTCTCGTTCGGCGGCTTTCGCAGCAGCGGCATCGAATAGTGTTTGAGATAGCCCCAAGCAATGTCCTTGGCCTGGACGTAGAGCGGAGCGACATAGGCGTATCGCCCTTCGCCGGTCGTGCATCCGACTGCGGCCTTGATTGCATCGTTGACGGCAGCGACGGTCTTGCCGCAGCGTCGGTGCGCGACGATGATCGCCCAGCGGTTCTGTCGATTGTGAAACCGACGAAAGACACGGCGGGCCTTGTATGGCACCAAGGTCGCCGTGTCGTACTCGTCAACCTCGTCTTCAAGCGTTTCGCTGCTCACCGCCGGCCGGTCTGCTGCCGTCTTGCTCGAGCCTTGTCATCGTCATCGTCATCATCGTCATCGCCGTTCGGCGTCGTCTTCTTCGGCGCCATCGTTCCCGGTGCCGTTCCCTCGGCGATCATGGTCGGGTTGGTCTGCCCGGTGGCGGCTGCTTCAGGCGCAGCTTCATCGGCCATGCGCTGGTTCTCGGCGGTGACGCGGTCGTTCGCGGCTTGGTTCGCAGCTGCCTCTTCAGCGGTCTGGCCGACCTCGGACCGGTCGGGATAGCCGACGATGATGGGCGGCGCTTCCTCGCCCTCTTTCGTGCCGGTCCGCTGCGATGCGGCGGCTCTGTCTCGAGCGGCTTTGTCGCGTGCAGATTTGTCCTCGGCTTCCTTGTCGCGTGCAGCACTCTGCGTTGTCATGCTCATTCCTCCTCAGGGTTTCCGTTCTCGTCGACATCGACGACGTCTCGATCATCAAGCCAGCGCACATGCGTGATCAGCGGCGTGTCGCCACCTTCGATGGTCTGTGCGGCGCGACCATCAAGACGATCTCCAATTTCTTTACGAGCTGCGAGATCACCGCACAACGCCTGCTGAACCGTCATGTCGGCGATCAGTTCCAAGGCTTGGCCTTCAGGCACGATGATGATGCCGTCTTCGCGTGTCTGTACGATGAGATTGGCGTCCGTGTCCCGCGCCTCGGTGAGCATCGGCAGGACGCGACCGGCGACCAAGCCAAGCTGCTGCTGCCGCTTCAATGCACGGGCGAGCGCATCCTTCCACGGCTTCAGGCGTGGTGCGCCGTTGAGATTACCGCTCTGGCCAGGTTGCCACTGTCCCATCACTTGCCCTGTTCAACAGAAAGAACGCATTGATTTTGCACTACGCTGATTTGCGGCAATTGCCAACTCTCCCCGAAATCAACGTGGGACAATCCCAACGTACAGTTTCCCCGAAGCCGCATCCCCGCTCCACCACACAGGCCCGTATCGATTTCAAGTCTGTAGCCCGCATCTGGCGGTCCTACGATGACGTTCTAGTGACGGGTGGCTGATCTTGGCCCCGGCGGCGGCTCATCGTAGAAATCGAGCAAGTGTTCGAACACCGCCCGCATCGCTCTGGTGGCGTCGTTGGGATCTGGGCGGCTCTTGACGAATTCGAGCAACGTCAGCGACAGCGCCGCACCGATTACGGTTTCGCTGTCCTCGCTGCGGATCAGCACCATGATCTCGTTGTAGAGATCGGCGACGCGCTTGGTGTCTTTACTGAGAAACGTCTGCATGGCTAGTCCTTGCTCCCCGGCACCATCTTGTCGAGGTTCTTCAGTGCTTGCATCGATAACTCCGGCGAGTGGCGCTGCGTCTTGCGAAACCGTGCGTCCATCTTCGCATCGAGCTCAGCCTTGCGCTCGTCACGCCGTTTGCCGAGCAGCTCGCGTGCTTCGGCGATTTGCTTTTCGCGGACGTGGGCAGGCGGCGGCGTCGGCCCGTCATCGTAGGCGAGGGTTTCGATCTGGCTGCACAATTGCCGCCTTCGCATCATGGTGCCGCGCTGATGCACGTCCAGCCATGCGTGGATCTCGGCAATCGATGGCAGGAAGGCGATTTGCGTGAGGATGCCGCTGCGCGGATCGACCAGCGCATGCACCACATCCAGCGGCGCGTGGGCCAACAGCGTCGAGACCTGGCGCATGTACATCTCGGGATCGGCGGGTGGCGTCTGCGGGTAGGAGCCAATCAAGATCCGCATTGCCTTCACCCCTTCCACCTCGCCCGCAAGCTGCACGTTCTCCAGCGCGTGCAGGTCGCGCTTGGCCTTGGCCAGCAGCTGCTGCCGCCGCGACAGGTCGATTGCGTTGCTCATTTGGTTTTCTCCTTCGCTGTTGCCTTGTCGTACATCCGCATGGTGATTTCGTTGACGTTGTCGGCCAACCGTTCCTTGGCGCTCTTCGCGGCCGGTCGGTGCCGCGCTTGCGCGTTCTCCAGCCACTCGAGTTTGAAACCCTTCCAGCCGTTGGCAATCATCTCATCGACCGCAGCACTCGGATCGGGACACTTGCCGAATTCTTTCGCCAGCAACTCTGCCGACCGCTTGGTGAGACTGCTCCGCAGACTGCGCCTGTGATCGATTACCGCCTTTGCCTGAGCCTTCGACAAAACCGTGGACAGGATCGCAAGCGGCGTAAGCCGCGCCTCTTCCTCTCCCTCTGTCTCTGTCTCTGTCTCTGTCTCTGTCTCTGTCTCTGGAGTAGCATGTTGCGTGCGCCGTGCTAGCGCCGTGCTAGCGTCTTGCTCTACCCAATGATGTAATTGAGAAATTAGGCGCTGCACACGTTTCGGCTCCAAATGCAGCCTCCAGGCGATGTCCTCGATCGATGGCAGGTTTCCATCGCGCTCCGATGCAATCAGCCAGCAGTTTGCTAGCAGCTTGCAAGCGTCGCCGCTCAAATCCATCCATTGTCGGTCGTTGAGGAGATCACGATAGAGTTTTATCCACGGCGGCGAACGCCGTGCGTAGTGCTGGAAGCGTTTCCAGTTCTTGATGCGGAGCGTTTGCTGTGGCATGGTCGTTGGTGGCATTTGTCCTCCCCGGACGGTGTCGCTGTGATCTTGTGCATACCCTGTTGTGGGGAAACCCCCGTCGGTCGGTCAGTCGCGGCGGGGGTTTCTTTTTGCCTAGTCGGTGGTGCCAGCGTCATCGCCTTCAGGTTTCGCATTCGCACTCGGCGCTGGCTCAGGCGCTTCCGGCGTCGCCGCCTCGAGCAGCTCCTCCAGCAATCGGCCCTGCTTCTGGTTGAGGCCGGTCCGCACGAGATCCTCGGCGATTTCCTTCACGTCACGCATGCACGTTCTCCTTCAGGTTGGTGCTTCGAACAGAAGCTTCGCTTGCAACGGATGCTTGTCAATGCGTGGTCGAGAATTGCACGACCACGACCGGCCGTAAACTTCGCCGATCTGCCGCCACCCGGACGCACGCAACGATGCACCGTTTTCGGCAGCCAGGATGTAGGTGCCAAGACGTTTATATCCCAGCGCGAAGGTGGCGCGAGCAGCTGCGCCGTATAAAAACGAGCAGGCGTTCTTGGTGCCATCGGTCGCCAGCCGCGACACCTCCAGCGTCAATCCGTCATCGCGCTCGCGGGACACCGGGCGCCCGACGATCGCCACGCCGACGACCTCGCCGTCCTTCACCGCACCGAGCGCAAACTTGAAACCGCGCACCGCGCCGTGATGACGATGCACCCGCCGGACGAATTCGTTCGCCGCATCGAGGTCGATGGTGAGGAGGTCGAGTTTAGACACCGCACATCCCCTCGCACTCGCCAAGGAAGCTGAGCTGCCCGCAATCCTCGGCGTTGTTGAGATCGACATCCTCGATCGGGATGCGCTTGGTGTGCATGAACTGCTTCTCGCGCATGCCGCGGATGGTGCCGCCATTTCGCAAGGCGCGATCCACCTCGACCACATCGTCCCATTCTTTCGGGTTCTGCTTGATCTCGCGCCACTGCGCGTCGGAGTGGAACGGGCAGCCAAGGCAGGAAGACTTGGGAGCGTCCCAGCCTTTTGCCTTCATCCATTCGATGCACTGCCAGCGGCGCATCTCGATCTCGATCAACGGCCATCGGTTCACTTGCCACTTGTTGAGCGGATCTTTCATGCGCTGCATCTCGTCCCACGAAATGCCGATCCACATCGTGACCGCGCCGTGCGGGATGCGCTGCCGTGGCCGATAGCCGAGTAGCTCCCGCGTCTTGCGCTCGAGCGGCTTCAGCTTGTACTCGGAGGTGCATTGCCGCCGCCCCATGCCGCCTGACGAGGTGAACCACGGCACCGCAGCGTATCGCTGGCCGGTCGTGTTCTTGTTCTCCATGATCGAGGTGCGGATGTTGCCGTTGGTGACCCGATGCACCGGGAACGGTAGCGCCAGGATCAGCCGCTCGAGATGGTCATAGACCGCTTGCGGCTCCCAGCCAGTGTCGGCGAAGATGGCGCAATCCGGCATCGGCGTGATCTCACCGGCCGCTGCCATCAGCGCCATCGTGGTGGACTGCACGCCAGCGCCGAGCGAGATGATGTTCATGTCGTGACCTCGCTGAACATCGGGCAATCGCCCTTGATGCGCCGTTCGGCTAGCGCCGCATATTCCGGGTTGAGCTCGATGCCGATGCAGTTGCGGCCCAGCCGGTCGGCAACGAGGCCCGTGGTCCCGGCGCCGAAGAATGGGTCCAGCACCATGCCGCCGATCGGACAGCCAGCCAAGATGCAAGGCTCGATCAGCGCCGGGGGAAAGGTTGCAAAATGCGCTTGCGAGAACGGCATCGTGGCGATCTCCCAGACGCTGCGCTTGTTGCGGGTTGCTTGCGGATAGTACGGCGCATTGGCACCCTCGTTGCCACTTGGCATGCGCCCGTTCATGGGACGGCCTGCAGCTTTCTTGCCGCCCCAACTTGCCACCGCCTTCATCGGCCGGTCGGCACGGCTGCCGCCGTTGGCGCGAATGGAGCCGAGTTGGCCATCGATGTCCTGGCCCATCCGCTCGATGGTGCCGAGCGCCACAGGCTCTGCAATCGCGTCAGCATCGAAGAAATACCGCTCCGACCTGGTGAGCAGGAACAGATATTCGTGCGCCTTGGTGCAGCGGTCGGTGACACTTTCCGGCATCGGGTTCGGCTT